GAGCATTCTTAAGATACAGTGGATTAGTACCTTCTTGAAACGGCAGTTCCTGACTGGTCTTGATAGAATCAGTTAGTTGTGCTGTCAAATAAGTTAATAATTCTGTTCTCATCTTGTGCGAACTCTGTTTACAACAGCAGCCATCTTGTCTGCGGTATCAATGGTGCCATTTTCGCTGAAGTCATACCAGTCACCTGCTTCAATTACTTCGTCAAATAATACATTATAACTATCCTTGTAGAACTTTATTTTTGCAAATTCAGCACTGTCAGGATTGCCAAAGTCAGCAACACTAGGATAGACATATTCAAATAATGCGAAATACACATTAAGGTCTATGAACTCCTGCGTTCTGGCTAATATATAATCTGGATTAACAGCGGGTAGCAAGTTAGGATCAACTATCTTTGCCATTTTACGCTGATATTCTCTCCACCATCCAGTGTTTCTAATTTGTGTTAGAATACGCTGACTGGCTTGTTCTAAGTAATCGTTGATTTCGGATTCTGTTAAATCTTCATTGGCTTCAAAAACGCGACTATCACGCTGAGTGACATCTTCATAAGTTGCGAAACTTACAAATGTTTTGTAACTGTATATAAATGTTTTATTCATTGTGATAGTCCTTTAGATTAATTTAGCAATTAAAGAATGCTTGAGTCAAATGCTAAGTAGCGACCGTAGTTGTTCTGTAGGATACCTGTGCCATAGTATGCAGAACATACAATGTCATCACCCAAGAAACTTGCACGGCGTTGTGTCTCAATAGAGATATCACCAATCATACCTAGACCAAATGCATCACGGTGGAATACAGCACCAGGAATGTCACCGGCTGTGCCATTGTTAGCAATGTTAGATGTTTCATAAACTGGGATACCAGCGATCATACCAACAAAGCCCATACGCATTGCTTCGTTAGAAACATCACTGTATGCACCTGCTGTGAATGGAGTGTTACCTTGAGTTGTCAAAGCAGCCTTCAAGTCATAAGCAATTTCTGGGTGCAATACGCAGACCATGCCTTCTGTAGGAACAGCGGCAGCCTTCAATTTAGCAACTGCTTGGAAGATTGAAGCGGCTGTGATTTGACCACTGTAGTCACCAAAACCAGCGTTTAGTTGGCTGAATTTTGCTGTCAAGTCTTGGTCCATTTTACGAGCAACTGCTTCACCGAACAACTTGCCTAAGTCAGCAACAACGTTAGAAGCGGCTGAAGTGCGAGCCAAGTCAGTTAACAATGTGCGGATAGCAACTGGGCTAACTGTCAATTGTGCTGTGTTTGTGCTTACTGCTGTGTTATCAACTTCATTACCTTCAGTAACAGCGGCTGCTGACTGAGTTGGGTAAATTGGAACGTTAACATTTTTACCTTGACCTGGAGCCAAAGTGTAATTCTTTACGAGACCACGCATAATGGATCTCTCGCTTGCTACGAACATTGCTTCTTGAATGATCTCTGGTAGCAAGTCGTTTAGTGTTGTGGTTGTTGAACCGGCCATAATAAATTTCCTTTATAAAATTAGGCTAATCCAGCAGATTTTCTATATTCTGCGTAGATTTTTCTGTCTTCCGGGCGTTTCATATCCAGTTTACTAATGTCTAACTTCTTAGTAGTGTTAGCAGTGACATTGCTTTTGGTATTAGTTGTGGCAGGTGCTGCCGACACAAAATGCGGATTGCTTTGCAGCCATGACTGAACAAAACTATCCACACTTACGGGTTTACCGCTGTCATCATAGCGAACAGAACCCTTTTCATCTAATACTTCAACTTCACCTTCTGGACTAAGTCTAACTTGATTACGAATCAACGCTTTGACTTGTTCCGGATTTACCGCACGATAACGAGCGGCTGCATCTACTATAGGAGTTTCAACTTTGAAACTTTCTATTACTCTATCCCTCTTTTGAATTTCTGCATCCTTCTTGGCTGCTAATTCTTGAATAACACGATCAAACTCTCCACGCTTTAGTTGTTGCTCTTGTTGAATCTTTTGATGCTGACTAACGATTTCTCGTAGTTGCTCTGGATCACCAAGTTCTTCATACTTGCTAGTATATTTCTTTTCTAGTTGACTTTTGGTCTTGGCTAGAATAGCGTTTACTTCTGCTTGCGTAAAAGTTTTTTCTGTTGCCTGAGTTTCATTGGAAGGCTCAGTTCCTTCATTGTTGCCAATATTTTGTTCGGTCATTGTATCCGCGCCTCTTTCTAGAGTTAAAGTTTTAGGAGATAATTCTCCCGTATTGTATTTATATAATTTTATTCATTTATTTTGTCCAGAATGTTCCTTGCCCAAGTTAGGCCACTAGGTCCACCCCATAACAAATATGCTTGTGTGCCAGGAGTATTTTCTCCAGGCTTGTAATATGTTTTTGCACGACTGAGAAAACTGTATGTTCTTTTTACAACATCTAAACTTACTTGTTCTCTGTTTGCAAATTGTCTAGCACGAGCAAGTCCCACAGCGGTGCCACCACGATTACTTGGCGTTGATTGTTCACGCATCTTCAATCCGCGTTTTGCGGCATTGCTCATTGCTTCAGTAGGCGTATATGTTGCCATTATTCAGCCAATGGTTCCCAGGCAGCACACCAGTATGTTGCTCTTACTGGAGCATTGTTCCAGCGTGTGCATAAGCCTTCTAAGAAGTATCCACAGTTCTTACAGTTTTCACTGCCTGTTGCGAGATCATATGCTTCTGGTAAGTCTGGACTAATTGGTTTGCCATCAGGATAGACATAGCGTATTTCTTCTTCATCAGGAGGTGCTACGCCTTCTTGTTCAGCATATTCTTCATCAAGTTCGTGCTCTGTGCTTTCAATGTCAATAGTTTCCATAACAGCATTTTCAATCAATGCTCGCTTAACTGGATCTTGAACAATTTCGCTGGCTGTCTTAAGTTGGCTTAGTTCATTGTCAGTGTTGTGTAGTGCAAAGTTATCTGGATATTCTATTTCACCATCCCATGTATAACCCATGTATGTATAAACAATTTGCCAGATTTGTTCTTCGGCTAATTGTAAGTTATCAGCAATACTGCTTAGCCTTGCGTTTAACAATTGGAATTCTGTTTCAATGGCAATGCCTGACATTTCACGAGTTTCTGTTACGCGAACTGCGCCAACATTACCCATTGAATCAATCATCTTTTTTCTGTTGTTGATACTGTTGTAAATCTTATCAATCTGTCCACCTTCAAACTGTAAAACATAGGGCTTTAAGTTTGCATCAAGATTTTCTTCCATTGTAATAACTTGACCAGCAGCCGCGCCTTGTGCGTTTGTGCCTGCAGTTGCTACTAAACTAGGGTGAGTATCTAATCTAATGCTGTCATAGACTTCTGCAAGTTCATTGTATATCATACGCTGTTGGTCAGCAATGTCATCAATCAAACTATTACCTAATCCGCGAACAGGACTGCGTTCAGCATAAGCACAGACAAATGGCAAATAGCCTAAACCGTTAGGTTCTACTTCCATGTCCAGGACACGCTCTTGTTGTGTGTCAGCACGATAAGTTGTAATTGTTTCTGTGGTCCATTCTTTGACAATGGTTTCAGTGCCATTGACTTCTTCTACATACTTGATATAATCTAATTGGTAACCACCATTAGGTTGTCTAGCCCAACGCCAGTCTGTAACTGCTAATGGATTATACATGCTTAAATATGGTCTTGCACCTAATGCCTGTTCATCTGCCATAGTAACTGCACCAACATCAGGTTTGGCTACGCAGATCCACATATGACCGAATACACTGGTCCATGTTGCCACATCTTTCATAAACGCATCCATACTGCGTCCATCTAAATCAGCATCTTCTAAAATATCTTCAATGGTAAAGTTATTTTCTAAACTGCCAAATTCACGCTCTGGCTTTTCTCTAAACAAGAAACTGATATACAATGAAATAAGACTTTTACATTGATTGTCTAAAGGACAGTTGTTTAGTCTTGCACTATATTCTGCATCGCTTTCTAATGCGTAACGCTGTAGGTAAGCGCCTTCTCTATAGGCTTGTCCGCCAGTGTATGAATCTAATAAAAACTTCCAGCGTAGTTGATTTCTGCTGTAAGTTGTGTTTCCACTTGTTGCCTGTAAGTAGGCATTTTGAAATGTCTGTAATTCTGCCATTGTTTAGGCTCCAGTATAAGTAATGTATTTATGCCAAAGCGTGACCGAATCTTTTCGGCGCAATTGGCTCTTGCTCTTTGTTGATAGGGAATAAGAATTGTATCGCATAAGTTAATGCATCAAACATGTGGTCAAATCCAGAATCCTTATCTGGTATCTGTGTTCCTTCTTTGTAGCAAAACTGCTGTAAACTCTTAATAGTATGCTTGCACTTTGGATCTACATAGAATTTAGTTGTGTTATTGTCACGCAAAAAGAACAAACTGTTGGCAGCATTTATTCTATCTTTGACCTGAGGATGCTGTCTATGATATCTAACAGTAAATCCTGCGTTTTCTAATAGTTTAATATCAGTGTTTCCGTTGGCTGATGTCTTGCGTTGAACGCCAGCAGGATCTGGAAATATCTGTATAGGATTTCTGGGATATCTATTTCTAATCTCATCAATTAGTTCATTAGTATTACTACTATATAAAACAATCTCATCTATACAATGTAAACCATCTCGGGTGCGTCGCATAACTGTGCATGACATTGGATTAACGTTGAAGTCAGTGCCCAGGATCAATGTTTCTGTTGGGCTTATAGGATCTGCAGGTTTGATATTGTGTGTGCCAAATGCGTAAGCAATAATGCCACTAAAGTTTTCAAATGTTGCTAAAAACTCTTGACTGAATGTTCTAGCATCTAAGTCTTCACGGGCTTGTGCTACTTCTTCTTCTGGAACGTTGCCTCCATCAATTGTAGTAAATTGAAAACTCATCCAGTTGCTTAGTCTAGTATAATTGTCATACAAATCTTTGAACCAGTTCATGCCTTTTGGTGTGCCTAAGAATAGCGCATGTCCACCAGTGTCTGCTAGTGTTGGGCGTAATACTTCATACCATGCTTCTTTGTCAATGTCTGCTGCCTCATCCAAACAGATAAAGTTTAATCCTACTCCGCGCAGACTATCATAGTTGTCAGCACCTCTTAATGATATTTCACTGCCATTAACTAGTTCTAATGTTAAGTCTTGTTCATTGACTTTCTTTACCCAGTTTAGATTAATAAGTTTCTTTTTAATTTTCTTCCACAAAATCTGTTTAGCCATTCTATATGTAGGTGCAACATACCAAACACGCTGATCTGGCTTTGAGGCGTATTTGGCAAGTTCACGTAGTGCTAAGTGTGTCTTACCAAATCTACGACCACAGACTGCTACGCGAAAACGCATAGGACAATCTGCAATCATACGCTGTGCTTTACTTAACGCCATCTAGTTCTTTTAATTCTTCACGCATGTCATCCAGTTGTTCTTCACTGGG